AAGAACCGTCAGAACTCTATCGATGATATTGATGATTACACTAAGCAACAGTTTGAGATTGAGATCCAGAGGCACTTCGCTTCTGCTATGGATCTCTACCGAACTATGCTAGATAAAGGTATTGCAAAGGAGTGCGCTCGCTTCGTACTTCCCCTTGCAACTCCAACTCGCATCTACATGACAGGATCAGTTCGCTCTTGGATTCATTACATCCAACTTCGTTCTGCTAATGGCACTCAGAAGGAGCACATGGACATCGCTAACGAATGTAAGCGTATCTTTATCTGTAAGTTCCCTACGGTTGCTGCAGCACTTGAGTGGACCTGTCCTGATGATGATTGTGGATGTGATGATATCCAACCAGCACTGAGGATTGATTGATGGCTTGTTACCCTGTAAAAAACATGAAGACTGGAGAGACACAGGAACTCTTCATGCCTCTCGCTGAGTATGAACAGTGGAGGAAAGACAATCCCGACTGGGATAAAGACTGGAACGCAGGCATTGGATCTGCGGTCAGTGGAGTAGGTGACTGGCAGAACAAACTGCCACAAGGTTTCAAAGACCGCCTTAATAATGTCAAGAAGCATCACCCTTACGCCAAATTCGATTCCATCTAACCTATGCCTGTAAAATCCAAGAAGCAACCCTCTATGGTCGGTCTGACCGCTAGACAAATGAGAAGAAAACCAATTGGTACTGAGCATCTGCTCAACATCAAACCTATCACTCCCACCCAGGAGAAGGTGTTCGATGACTGGACTAAAGACAAAAATCTCTTCCTGTATGGTTGCGCTGGAACTGGTAAGTCCTTCCTGAGCATTTACCTGGCACTTAAGGATGTCTTGTCAGAGAAGACACCTTATGATAAACTGTACATTGTGAGGTCTCTGGTCCCTACCAGAGAGATTGGTTTCCTTCCTGGTGACCATGAAGACAAGTCAAACCTTTACCAAATTCCATACAAGAATATGGTAAAGTATATGTTTGAGATGCCAGACGATGCGTCGTTTGAAATGCTCTACGCCAACCTCAAGGCACAAGAGAGCATCTCTTTCTGGTCCACCTCCTTTATCCGTGGTACTACCATTGATAACGCAATTGTTTTCATTGATGAATCTCAAAACCTTAACTTCCACGAACTTGATTCCATCATCACTCGACTGGGAGTTAACACCAAGGTTATTTTCGCTGGAGACGCTGCACAAACTGACCTGACCAAGACATACGAGAAGAACGGCATCCTTGACTTCATGAAGATCATCGATGAGATGGATGAGTTCTCTTCTATTGAATTTGGTGTCCAAGACATCGTTCGTTCTGGTCTAGTCAAATCTTATCTTATTAGCAAAATGAATCTTGGACTTTAAACATCTCAACATACATTCCTTTCGTGATCTAGTTGCTACGACAACAGCAAAGGGTAGGACATACTCCGTTGAGGGTATGAACTACCCTTCTGTCACAACTGTGATTGGACATTCTAAGAAGAAGTCCATCATGGAGTGGCGTCGTCGTGTCGGTGAAGAAGAGGCGAACAAAATTTCCAAACGTGCATCGACACGAGGAAACAAAACCCACAAACTTGCTGAACTTTACCTGAGCAATCAGGACATCAGCAAGTACAAGGACGATCCAATGTCCATGGGTCTGTTTTACCTTATTAAACCTCACCTAGATAGTATTAATAATATACATGCCCTAGAAGCACCTCTATATTCTAGGATGCTTAAGATTGCTGGGCGTGTTGACTGCATTGCAGAGTATAAAGGAGAACTTGCCATCATCGACTTCAAGACTTCAACTAAGTTGAAGAAAGAGGAGTGGATTCAAGACTATTTTGCACAAGAGTGTGCATATGCTATAATGTTCCAAGAGTTGACGGGTCTCAAGGTCAAGAAACTCGTAACGATTATCGCCTGTGAGACTGGTGAAGCACAAGTATTTGAAATCTATGACAAGTTTAAGTATGCTCGCAAGCTTAAAGAGTACATCGACGCATACCGAGATGCATATGGGGAATGGTAAAATTGATGATGTCTTTGAACAGAACTTCATGACTGCCTCTAAGTTTTCGGTAGAGATTGAGAAGATTGTAAAAGAATCTGATCTCAACTATATCGAGGCAGTCGTACAGTTTTGCGAAGATAAGAACATAGAGATGGATGGGATCAGTAAACTGATTTCCAAACCACTCAAAGAAAAGTTGAAGTATGATGCTCAACGACTTAACTTCATGAAGAGGACATCTAGGGGGTTCCTATCGCTGTGACTGGATTTGAAGTCTATAAAATGTACCTTTCCTTGAAACTTCACTTCACTTCTAAATCATATGATTACTTCCAATACAACGGAGCATGTAAAGCAACGCAAGAATCCTTTGATCGGCGTAAGGACAAGTATTTCTTTGTGAAACTGTCCCGCAAGTTCAAAGAGGTAGAACTGCGTGAATTTTTTGTCTCTAATCTGATCGTCGATGGCGGTCAGTGGGTTGGGCAGATCGCAAGAGAAGGATCACGACACTATACTGACTATCAGAAGCGTATTCAATCGCTGTCGTATATTTTCTCGGAAGATGTTGCCACTCTGCATAGCATGGAGGAGAACTTTGATGATCTCTTTCGTGTGAAGAGTGTCCATCCAACCATCGTCAAGGCACATCTTGGTGGCAAGATTAGTCTTGAGACACTCACTATCTTCAATAAGATCTTTGGTTTTGTAGAGCACTTTGACAAGACCATCAAGGATGAGATAGTGTGGAAACCACTACGCAATAAGGTAGTGAAATACGAACCCTTTCTCAATGTAGATTGTGGTAAATATAAAAGCATAATCAAGCGAGAATACGTATGAGTAAGTTCTTTGAATCTGAACAGGTTCAACACTCCCTTCGTAGAATGCAAGATCTTTATGTAGAGATCAATAAGATGGGTCTCCTTCTCTCCAAGGAAGAGAAGAAAGTGCAACTTGAAAAGATGCTTGAACTGATCGAGGTCCAGCAGATGATGTTCATGAGGGTCCAACTCTCCTCCGATCCAGATGCCAAGGAGCTCTTGTCACAGGTCAAGCAAGCTGCTACAATGTTGGGTATGAACCCAGCGGACGTGAACCCGCAGTTCTATGAGGGTCTCAAAAATCAGGTGTCTGAGATGATCAACGCCCTTGACTGAGACCTAAATACTGTGCTACGATCATACAGTGGCACACACAACAGTACACCAAAATACGGAGAACACACATGTCATTTGCATCCCTCAAGCAGTCCAGCTTCACTGACCTTCTGTCGAAGGCAGAGAACCTTAACAAGACTGAGACCAAAGGCGGTCCCGATGAGCGCCTCTGGAAACCTGAGGTAGACAAAGCAGGTAACGGTTACGCGGTCATCCGCTTCCTCCCTGCACCCGAGGGCGAAGACCTGCCCTGGGCACAAGTTTGGAGTCATGCCTTCCAGGGTCCTGGTGGTTGGTATATCGAGAACTCCCTGACGACTTTGGGCAAGAAAGATCCTGTCTCTGACCTGAACAGGCAACTGTGGAACTCTGGTCTGGATTCTGACAAAGAGGTTGCACGTAAGCAGAAGCGTAAGCTGAACTACTACAGCAACATCTACGTCGTGAAGGATCCCGCCAACCCTGAGAACGAGGGTAAAGTGTTCCTCTATCGCTTCGGCAAGAAGATCTTTGACAAGATCATGGAAGCAATGCAACCTGCCTTCGAGGACGAAACTCCTGTGAACCCCTTCGATCTGTGGAAGGGAGCTGACTTCAAACTGAAGATTCAGAAGGTTGCTGGTTACTGGAACTACGACAAGTCTGAATTTGATCGTTCTTCCACCCTGGGTGACTTCGAGGATGACCAGCTTGAGCGCATCTGGAAGAAGGAGTACAGTCTGACTGCTTTCACTTCCGACGACCAGTTCAAGACCTACGAAGAACTGCAAGAACGTCTGAACAGCGTTCTGAACAGCGCACCTCGTCCCAAGTTCGATCGTGAGACCGAGGAAGCAGAATATGAATCTGCTCCTGCCGTTGAAGAACAGTCCTTCGCTCCTTCGTTCAAGTCTGCACCTGCACCTGCTGCAGATGAAGACGACACCATGTCATACTTCGCTAAACTTGCTGCTGAAGACTGATGGGTGACGCAGTACACGCTTGGAACTCCATGTCTTATGGCGAGGGGTTCCTCTTCTCGGTCTGGGTAATCGGAATGTACTACATCAAACTTAGGATGGACAAATACTTTCGATGAAGAAAAAAAGTAACGCTTGGAGAATCTGGGCAAAAGCACTTGGAGAAAAGGCAGGAAAGAATGACAAAGAGGCAGATTACGTGGCTATGCTACGCACTTTTATATTCCTCACTTACCTTGTCACTAATGTTGCCATTGTTTCAAACGCAGTGAGACATTGGAATGATGTTCCTGCCCCTCCAGCGAAATCCACTTTTTAGTTACCAAAAACCCCGAAAAAAAATTCGGGGTATTTTTTTGTCTGTAGGTTTTTACATTGAGACTTCGTAAGAACTCAATCCAAACTGTGTGTTTCCTGCGTTGTTCAGAATCTTCTCATAGACTGTTACGAAGTCTTCAATAATTTCTGGTCTCAACAATTGAATTTTTGATTTTTCTTCGTTTAGTTCACTTTCATATGTATAGTATGAGACGGATTGTACAGGAGTTGCAGTAATTGTAGACTGTCCGTCATAGTAACTTACAGAGAATGTAGAAGGTACAACTTTTCCCGCTGGAACAATCAAGTTGTCATTTGCATCTCTTAATTCTGTAGTTACATAATGTTTGGTAGCACCAGGATTTTCATACTTTTCATTTACATACTCATCTAATTGAATTGAGGTTCTTGGCCATTGATCATGGAAATTGGTTATATCATTAGCGATCAAAATAGTCCATCCATAGAATGGATTATTGTAGTAAGAAAATGCGATCAATTCTGGAGTTTCTCCAGGTTTTACGATATATTCATCAAAAAGACTTAGACTACTTTTGTATTGCTCTAATAATTCTGCCCTTTTCCAAAGGTTCTTTGCTACGATCCATTTAGGATCTACTGGAGATGCGTTAGTGTTGTAAAAAACGTCTGGTAATAATCCTAACATCAGAATCCTCCCTCGTTTCCGTATCCAATCTCAAAATCAGCAGATGTAAGAGCAGTGAGTTCAGTGAATGTTAATGACATGGTTATCATTGGAATGTTACCATCAAATACTGTTACTAAACTGTTGAATGGTGTGGTATTTATCTTTAAATTAGTTAATGCACACAATTTGGTTTTGGGCATCATTGGGTGATCGACCGCCTTTACTTTATTAGATTTGTCAACTTGGTTAAACATTGGTTCCAGAACAAAAACATCTGGAAATCCGAGAAGACCACCAGTACCACCATATCCAAGCGACACCCCACCTTGGAATGATCTGGGGTGCATTGCTTCTTTGAAGAATTTAATTATGTCTTTGATTATTTTAGATTCATCAGCATTTCTCGCTGCAAGTTCAAAGTTGAATGTGAAGGATCTAAAATCCATATTTTTGAAAAACTGGATTGCATTTTCATTTGGTGCAAGACCAGCAAGTCCAACGAGATTTGTTGGATTGATTGGACTATTTACTCCAAATGGATTCAAAACAGACCCAAACGCACCCGTGAATGCTTGTCCAGCATTTTGTGCTGCATTTGCAGATTGTGCTCCAACTTTAGCTCTGGTGAGATATGCAGCTAATGCTGCTCCAGCAGTACCAGCGGCAATTCCCACGCCAAGTGCCGCTCCAGGGTTGTCTGCTAATAAAGCTAAGGTGCCTAGTTTGAAAGTATTGTTCCAGTTTGCACCATACTCATATTGAAATTCATTGGGCATTGCCAGTTGAACATACTGTTTAACTGCGCCCTTTGCTTCTTGTAGAGTTTGTCTTTTTCTCGCCCTTGCCTTTTCAATATTTGCGTTATTTGCAGGATGTACGGTATTTGGAGTTGGAGTTAGTGGTGCCCCTGCTGCTCCTCCAAATGGATTGACATTATAATATGGACTGAACCAACTATTAAATGGATTTGTTGGCACATTTCCTTGTGGTCTTTGTGGTGGTGGTGTAGTAACTCCGTTATAAAAATTTGATGCTGTATTTGCAAAAGCTCGTGTCAATCGCACGATGTCACTATTTCCCCCAGCAATCCTCAAAGCATCTTTTTGATTTTTTCCTGCTTTTGCTAGTCCCTCTTGATATGTGAACCTAGTGATTCTCATATAAGAAGCATATCCAATATCCTTCAGAGTTGATGGATATGAAGCATACTGATTTGTTTGTGGCAGGGTTGAAGCACCAGGGTTTTGAGGCATTACCGATTCCGATAAAACTTTTCCAAAGGAAGTTGACTTAAAACAAGCACATCTGCTTCACTTAATTCATAGAAATTGGTTTCCCTATTTCTTGGGATATAGTAATGCAGTGTTTTGTTTGGAATACTCCTATTTTTATTATTTAGAATGCCTAACCTCTCCTTTGGAGAAACATAGTGCAGATTCATTCCAAGAATGTTTCCTTTTCTTTCCATTACCTTGATTAATGGATATCTGTCCCATTCTTTCAGTACGTCCTTGTATTTGGGCATATATTCAAAGAAGTAGTAGTTTCCTTCCTTTACGTCACTACCTCTTCCTACCCCAGCATCATCAAGGATGCTGAAGATTTCAAATCTCAGATTGCTGTTGCTGATTCTCTTTCCTTTCAAATCTTTTAAAAAATCATCAAACTTTGAGCTCAACTTCGGTGATAATTTTGAACTGCCAAAGCCTGTCCCTGCAGAACTCTTCTGCTGCTTTCCATTTTGCTTGGTTCGTGGCATAGGTCGCTACCTCCGTGATATAGCGTTTTGTCTTACGCTGCTGAGGTTTTGGACCTTCGACCTGTGCCTTGGGTTTTACCTCAACAAGGTATGTTTGTGTTTTGCCATTAGTTTCTTTTACCTTCATGTAAAAATCGGGAAAGTATCGATGCCATTTTCCGTCGATGGGTGACTTGTATGGTATGATGTATTCTTCACTGGACCATTCAACGACATTCTCGTTGTGGTCACAATAATACATGAACTTTCTTTCCCAGAGAGATCGATAGATAACGTTGGTTGGATCTCCCTTATATTTTTTCGGATAAGTTGGACGGTATTTACCTTTATATGTTGGCATAAATAAATAGGTCACCCCATAAGGGTATTTATGGCAACGAAGATTGGAGTAAACGAATTTAGGGAAAGGATCCTGAGGGAATCTGGAGGTATTTCTTCATCCAACCTCTATGAATTTCAAGTAGGAGTTGGTGCCACTTCTTACTTGTCGGAATTCTTCAAAAATAATATGAATTTCGCTTTAACTGATGGAGTGTTCAAACTCAATCTTCTCTGTAATGAAATTCAAATTCCTGGTGTAACTTATTCTGCGTTTGATTTAAAGTCTCCCCATAAAGGGATTACTCAAAAGATGGCAATGAGTAAGGTTTATAATGAAATGGACATCAGTTTTTATTGCGATGCTGATTCTATCCCCATTAAATTTTTTAGAGCATGGCAAGATATGGTGATGGGGAATTATGATAATCCTAAGGCAATGTATTCTCCAACCTCTGCAGCATATACTCAAGTTCATCAAGCATATTCCCAAGCATACTATGATGAATATACATATGATATAATTGTCAATAAACTAGAAAAATACGGAACAAAACCCAAGGAATCTTATACTAGTGATATGGGATTTAGACTAGCAAGTGCTTATCCCTACACAGTCTCCTCAGTTCCATATTCTGCTGGACCAGCTCAACTCGTAAAAGTTACTGTAGGAATGTACTACGAATACAGTAGCATGTATTTCAAATAATTTTTAAGTATGCCACTTCCTGATCTTACTACGCCAACATATTCGTTGGTGGTGCCCTCTACAAAAAAGACAATCAAATACAGACCTTTTCTGGTAAAAGAACAGAAAATTCTGATTATCGCTCTAGAATCTCAGGATAATCAGCAAATTGTCGATGCGATTGCAAACATCCTAAAGAACTGTATTCAATCAAGGATCAAGATTGAGGATCTTGCTCTATTTGATATTGAGTATATTTTCTTACAAATTCGTGCGAAGTCAATCAGTGAGGAAATTCCACTGAAGATTGTTTGTCAAGATGATGGAGAAACTGAGGTCAATGTCACTTTCTTAGTAGATGACGTATCTATTAACTATCCAAAAGGACATAAGAATGTGATTAAACTGACGGATGAAATTACATTGGAAATGAAATATCCAAACTTGGATTATTTTGCAAAGGTCACCTTCAGCAATGAGCAGATTGATCCTTATGATCTGGTAGCACAATGTATCCATAGGGTTTACGTTGGACAAGAAGATTCTGGTGCTTTTACATTTAAAGAAGCAAGAGAATGGGTTGAAACTTTAACAAACTCACAGTTTCAAGAAATTAAAAACTTCTTTGACACCATGCCATCGCTTCGTCATGAGTTGAATGTTAGGAACCCTAAGACTAAAGTTGAGAATAAGGTCGTTCTTCAAGGACTTGCTGATTTTTTCGTATAGCCCTTTTCCAAGAAGGTATGATGAATTTTTATCAGACCAACTTTGCTTTAGTCCAGCATCATAAATATAGCTTGACTGACATTGAGAACATGATTCCTTGGGAAAGGGATGTTTACGTGAATTTGCTAGCATCTCATCTCCAGAAGGAAAGAGAGCGAATAGAAGAGGAACGTCGTAGAAGTCGCTAATGGCATCTGTTGAATCACAAGTCTGGGAAAAAGTTGATACAGCAGTGCTCGTTAAATCTTCCGAGCTGTTTGGTAGATCAATGGCGGCTTTCCTTGAAACCGAATTGGATTACATTGGATACCTTAGAGAAAAGAAGTCTTACCTCGCTGCAGAAGTTACGCAGTCTCGTCTTGCTCCCACTGAAGTAAAAAAGAAATCTGTTGATCCTCCTGGGGGTGGCGGTGGCGGATTTGGATTCTTTGACATGTTGAGGGCGAAACCAAGAAGACCTGGGGGAATTAGGAAATCTTGGAGGTCCGAAAGGAGATACCAGAGGTCCGTAAGAAATACAAATCAAGCACTTAAAAGTAGAGGGTTAACGCCCCAGCAAACTCAAGTGTATCGTAATGCGAGAGCAGGTGGAGCAAATGTTCAACAAGCTCTCGCTCAAGCAAAGAATGCGGTTCCTAAAGGATCTACTGTTCCTGGATCTGGTATGCTTGGCAATCTTAAAGGTGCTCTTGGAGGAGCATCTTCATTCTTAGGAAGAGCACTTCTTTTGTATGGTCTGTACGAACAAACAAAAAAAGTTTTTAATCCAAATGATAACATTTTTACTGCTCTGGGTGACTTAGGAACCAGTACATACAATCTTTTTCAATCAGATCCTAACCAGAAAAAATTGTATGATGTTAGAGGTGAAGGGCAGTCTGCGTTAATAAACGAAGCACAGAATCAAAGAATTCTTAGACAAAGAGAAGAATATGCAAATTCTGAACCCAAATTTGCAAATGGCGTAGTTGCTACCACACCGACCAGAGGTTTGTTTGGCGAAGCTGGTGTGGAGGTTCTTATTCCTTTACATAAAATTGGTGAAGCAATTGCTGCCGTTTATAGAGAAGGTGGTTCCGTAATGGTTGGTGCCACCCTTGCGTTTTTGTCTGCAGTTCCAGCATCTCCCGCAAATGCTGGAATTATGGCGGAGGCAGCACGGTTGAGGCAAAGGTTTGGTGTATCTGGGGACTTCTCACAAATTAGAGGGATTGGGACCTATAAAGTTAAACCAATAAAATCTACGGAGAGTAGCGTTTTAGGGTCAAGGCAGTCAACATCTGCAGACGAATCTCACAGTGGAAATATTTTTGATGCAATTAAGCACTATACTGGATCTTTTACATCATCTCTAATTAATAGTATTCTTGGGGGACCTGCCTATGCCGCTGACATGCCTGGAAATTTACTAGGGACTGGCGTTGTCAATGAGGTAACTGCTGGTGGACTACTTTTACAACCTGGAGAGAGAGATTCTGCTGGAAATGTAGGACATGCAGACGTTGGAGTAACTGACAAGTTTGGGTGGTCAGCTTGGCGCGGCAGAATGCACCGAGGAGTTGACATTGGAACCACAAGTAAAACTGGGTATAAAGTTGCTTTTAAGCAATCGGGTACAGTATCGTTGGTTGGTCAAATTGGAGGATATGGAAATACAGTAATTATTAATACTGGGGCATTTGATTTCTTATTTGGTCACCTTGCAAATTTTGGACCAACTATTAAAGAAGGTGCTGCGTACAATGGGGAAACTATCGGTGAAATTGGTAATACTGGAATGTCAATAGGTGGAGGCGGGCATCACCTGCACTTTGAGAAGAGACCTGCTGGCGGCGGCGGTGGAACTCAGATGGATCCAATTGGATCTATTGGTCTTCTTGAAATTGGTAAATCTGAAAAAGCAGTTCCCAAAAATAATTTAAGACCACCTGCTCCACCACCTGGAAAAACGACAGTAAATAATGCCCCAGTGACGACCACTTCGGGGGGAGGAGGGGCAACACCAGCTACCCAACCAGTTCCAATTCCAGTACCTCAAATTATTAAGCAAATGGTTCCAGTTCCAGTCAAAGAAGCAGTCAAACAGATTCCATTTGTCATGGACATTTTCGGCAAAGGTGGAGGTAAGAGATAATGGCAGACGATAAGTACATAGGTCTTGCTGACGTAACAAAATCCTTACAGGACCTGACCAAGGTTATTGAGCGTCGTAATGTCATGCTTGAAATGATGTTCAAGGATGATTTGCGATCTGATTTTCTCGCTGAAGAAGAATCTCAAACTTCTGAGGATGTTGATGATGAAGAAGATGCTGTAGATTCTGTCAAACCAGGCGGTGTCAGTTTATGGAATTTAATTCCGTTAGCAATGTCTGCTATCACGGGTGGAGGTAGTGAAAATAAT